TGACATTCTCGTTGGAGTACATCATCTGCGGGGTGGCAGGGCCAAACAGTTCCTTGACCGGGAACCTTTTTTCTCCTTGCCGCTCATAGATGCCATAGTGAGAGCCCATCTTCGCCTCGAAAGCGTGGTCCAGTGCCTGTCTTGCGCCGGACTTCTTCACGCGAGTTACCACGCGGCCGCTGCGGTCCACCTTGGTATCGAAAACTCTAAGGGGGATGACGCTGCCACGGTAGCCGAAGTTGATAGAAACCTCGCCATTGCTGCCCCGCTGGATGTTGTTGATATTCTTTGTGCGGTTGGAAAATTCGCTGCTGCTGATGGCATACTCCTGCGTGACCGCCCGTTTCGCCACCGTTTTTCCGGCGGCAGCGGCGCGAGCCAGCGCAGATCCTACAGCACGATTGGCGCCTCCGGGAATTCCGGCGAGGAGGGCAGACACCCGGTCAAATCCTTCCTCTGCAATGTCAACGGTGATGCCAGCAGCTACGCTGTGCATCATGGTGTCCGTTGTCACATCACTCATTCGTCAATCGCCTCCAGTTCCACCCGCAGCATCCCCATCTCGCAGACAGAGGATGCCACATAGTAGTTTCGGACGAATCCATCCTCGTCAATGCCCAGCTTGCAATCCTTCTCAGGCTGCTTTCCGCCGAGGGCTGCAATATCGCAGTGCAGCACCCGGCTGACCCGGTACAGACCCTGCGCATGGTCGCTGATGGCCTGGCGTACACGTTCCTTTTCAGAGAGGCCTGTCAGAACCAGAGGAACGTCAGGGTATTCCTCTCCATCATAGTAGACCGTGTGCGTTTCGGCGAACTCATCCAGATTCAGAAAGACGCTGTTCAGGTCTTCCTGCACAGCGTCTTTAAAGGCACTCACGCCGTGGGCATCGCAGCTGCCAGTTCAGGACCATCGGTGCACTCGTCACCGGGCACAACGTCCTCGGCGCAGATAGCCTGAATGAGTGCGTCCTTTGTCTTGAGCTGCTTGGTGTCGATGCCCATATCTGCGGCCAGCTTTTTCAGGCTAGCAACAGTCATGTCGTGCAGCTGGTCGGGGTCGAGGTGTGCCGTCTCAGAGCCGTTCTGCGAGGCTTCGGCTGCGGGGGTGTCGTTACCTTCCGCAGTTGCCGGAACGTCCGCAGGGGCGGTTTCCGGGGCAGTGGGCGCAGAAAACGCGTATTTCGCCACACCCAGCCCGATAAGGCGGGCCGCTTCGGCATCGCTGACCTCGCACCGCTCGCCATGCGCAACAGTGTGAACGCCAGTCTTGGTGGGGCAGCCGTAGCCACCGCAAAGAATTTCAACAATCATCGGTGTACTCCTTTCAGGCCGGACTTAGCCGACCACGTTCTTGGCGCGAATCCAAGGAATGTAGTTCTTGGGTGCAGCCAGCGGGCGGGTCTTCAGGCTCATCTTACGCACATCGTTTTCCTGATCGATGCTGAACTTAGGAACGCGGCGGGCAGCGATGGTCGACTGGACGGTGTCACCGTAGTTGATCTGAGTGATGGCACCATACATCAGATGACCGCAGCTGGGAGCCGTAATCAGGGCATCGGTCTTCGGGAAGTAACGCTGCTCTGCGTTGGCGGTGTCGACGTAGGTTTCATCCACGGAGATGAGGTTCAGCTTATAGCCGCGGAAGTTGAGGGTGCCGCCGTAGGTAACGCCATCGTATGCGCTCAGTTCCTGCTCGATCTTGCCAACGATGATGCCGGAGTTCTTATCCAGCAGACGCTGAACCTTTTCCATGTTCAGGATGGCATCGTACACATCGGCACCCAGCAGCATGTCAACGGCGCGCAGGCCGCGCTTGGACAGCAAACGGCACATGGCAGGAACATCGCCGAAGAAATCGCCATCAGTCTCGTTCCACTTATGGGCCGCAGTGTAGATGTGGTCGTTCTCGTGACCGGGGTTGTAGAACTTCACGACCTTGGCCTCGCCCTTGGTCTGGTTGTCGATCATCTCCTGCATGGTGCAGCCGTTCTCCAGCATGGTCTGTGCGCACATCCACTCCTCGGTGCGGATGATGCGGTTGTCCATGTCCACGAGGTCGTTCTGAACCAGCCTTGCGGCACGCTGGGCGGGAGTGCTGTTGGCATAGATAGCCTCGCCGAAGCCGCGCTTGGTCAGGTCATCGACGGACAGTTCGCGGCTCACACCGATGGCAGCGGGCTCGAACTCGTGGATCTCGTAGCCCATGCGCTCCATCGGGATTGCACCGACACGAGGGCCAACGAATGCGGCCATCTTGCGGTCGCCGTCCATGTACTCGGTCAGAACCTTGTCGGAGTTGAAGATATCGCCGTCGTCGGTGCCGAAGTAGCGGTCACGGAAGAAGGTCTGTCTGGGAACAGCACGCCGTTCCACGGCCATCAGGGTATAGGTATCGAAGAAATTCAGTTCAGCAGGCATTGTTGTATCCTCCTCACAGTGCAGGTGCAGCAGCCTTGAAGAAAATGCCGCCGTTACGCAGGGCATCCTTCTCAGCCTCGGTGATAGTATGGTCATTGATGGTGACGCACTTGTTCAGGTTGAAGCAGCCGGCCAGATAAACAGGGACGGTCACATCATCAGTGGTGCCGACCTCAACATCATCGCACAGGATGGCGTATGCGGTCAGGGTCTCCGTATCACCGCTGGCAGCGGTGCCCAGTGCCACCAGTTTGTTATCGTCTGCGGTACCGCCGGACTTTGCCAGAATGGTGCCGCGCTTGATGGTGCCAGCAGCACCCAGCTTGCGGAGGGTGCCGCCGCTGACAACCAGCTTGGGGTTGATGTCGGCAATCAGGCCGTCATACTCCATGGTGCCGAGAGATTTGCTCAGTTCGCTCATAGTAGTGTTCCTCCTTACTTCTTGTCATCGCCGAACAGGTCAGCGACGGCTGCTTCGGCAGCAGCCATGCGCTCGGCCTGCGTCTTGTGCACGTTGCCCTTTGCATCAGGCAGGGCTTCCGGATCGCCGGAAGCAGACGCGCCCGGAACAGCTTCCACACTCTGTGCACCAGATGCGGCGTTGTCCGCTGCCAGATTCTTCAGGAACTCGTGGCCCTGCGTAGCAGCAGCCTTGGCGGCGCGGAATGCCAGCTCGCGAGCATCGCAAGCGGTCTCGCCGTACTTAGCCTCCTGCACCAGAGCGGGGTCAAACAGGCTTGCCACCGAATCGATTTCGGCCAGACGGTTGCGCTCCGCGCTCACGGCTGCGTCAACTGCGGTCTGCGGGTTTTCCGCTGCGGTGGTTGCAGGGGTGGGATTTGCATTGTTTGCCATAGTGGATTGTCCTCCTTCGTTGGACTGGGCGGCGGGTGCCGCCGGTGTATTTGCAGCAGCGGCAGCAGGTGCAGCCGCTTTAGCCATAGGGATGTTGTCGGGCAGCTTTACGCCGGGCATCAGGCGCAGGGCGTGACCATTTGCATAGATGGTCTGACGGTCTGCGCTTGCGGAGATTGCAACGGGTTCAGCATCATCCAACAGCTCATTGGCAAAGCCCTTTTCTACGGCCTCTTTGCCCGTCATATAGGTGGTGTCGGCCATCATGTGCAGCAGCACGGTTTCAGACAGGCCGGTCTTGCGCTTATAGATGCTGACCTGCGACTTGTCCCACGCATCGTTGGCATCGGCAGCCTTGCGCAGTTCATCTGCGTTGTATGCGCCAAGAACAAAACTCCAGCATTTGTGAATCATCACGAGGCTGGACGGATTTACGCGGACGGTATCACAGGCGCACATGATAAGGCTGCCGCCACTCATTGCCACACCGTCCACGATACAGACCAGCTTGGTGCCTTTGGCCGCCAGCTCCCGGAGCCGATTGTGAATCAGGATGGAAACGCCTGCATCGCCGCCCAAACTGTCCATGCGGATGGTGATTTGTGAACACCCCTCAATCTGTGCCAAGTCGTTCAGAAACTCACTCTCAACGATGTACTGGCCGGGAATCGGTTCATCTGTCCATCTGTCGATGGGCTGTTTTTCCACGATATCGCCGTACATGGTAATGTCGGCGGTCTGGCCGTCAGTGCTGGCCATTGCGTAACAAGGCCGCTGGATGTTCACCTGTGGTGCGTTATTCGGTTTGGGCATTTTGCTTACCTCCCTGTGTCGTGATGCTGGCGGTGGTTTCGATTGCGCCCTCACTGCCAGCTGCTTTCAGCAGCTCATTTTCACGAGCCAGCTGTTCGGCGTTTTCGGTCCAGTCGCCGCCGCCCATCTCAAGGGTGACCTGTTCGTGGGTTTTAAAGGCGTGGTGCGTCTGGAGAATGGCTGCATTGACTTCCTTGGCGGGGTCAAGACTGCCCTGCACAGGGCCAATCCAGCGGGCACCGCACCATGCAGCACGGAGCAGCGGGTCATCAAAAAAGCCCGGAGCGATTACTCGCCCACGGGCTACGGCCTCTGCCAGCCAGATCTCATACGCGGGCTGGCAGAAGCTGTCCACCAGCCATGTGCGGCGCATCTTGAACGCCTCCCATGCTTCCAGCAGGGCAGCACGGCTTGCCGAATAGCTGGCGTTGAACTCTTTCAGCAGCAGTTCGTACGGCATCTCAATGGCGCCGCCCATCAGCTTACACATCGTCCGAACGAACGTATCAAAGCCCGCAGTCGGGAGATTCGGATTTCCAAACTTGACATCCTCGTCCTTGTCGAGGTGGAACACCTGACCGGGGCTCATCTCGTACTCGTTCTCGCTATGGCTGGCATTATCGGTCTGCGGGTTGTCAACAGGAACGCCGCCGAGGTCGCCACCACCCACTTCGTTGAACGGAATTGCACTCTTGGGCGTTTGCGACACAATCCACGCTGTGAAGTAGCTCTGGACCAGTGCTGCAATCAGTTCCGATTCGGTATATCTGCGCAGCTGGAGCAGCGGTTCGATGATGGGCGCAATGAGCGGAACGCCGCGGTACTGGTCCGGGCGTTCCGATTCCATGATGTGCAGGATCTGGGGCAACCCGGTTTTATCGCCAACCACTTCCACCCGCTGCCATGTGGTTGTATCGTTCTTCCACTCGTGCGGGTAGGTGTTGCGCACCCAGTAGGCCACGATTGCACCGCTGCTGTCCACTTCCACGCCGTCATAGATTTTATTGCCGTTGCTGGGGTTCTTGCCCTCGGTGTAGCCCAGACCATCCAGCAGACCACCGCACTTGTCCGGGGTGGACACTCGGTCGGCCTCTACCAGATGCAGCCGCAGGCCATAGGGATGCAGCTTGTCCGGGTTGCGGATTTTCACAACGGCGAACACGTCGCCGCTCATGAGCCAGCTTTTCAAGGCCAGCTGCTGCAAGCAGTAGAAGTTGTTCAGCCCCATGGCATCGCAGCTGCGGCGGTTCTCCGCCCACAGCCGGAACTCAGCCTCGGTCTTGGTCTGCCATTCTTTGGCCGCCTCCGGGGAAAGCCCCAACACATCCCGGTCAATGGTTGCTTTCAGGTTCAGGCCAGTGCCGACCACCTTTGTGCGGTTGGTGTTGATAGCACTCGTGGCAATCGGTGCGCTCATGTAGAGCATCCGGCTGCGCTGCCGCAGGGTGTCGGCGTTGTCGTGTATATCGCTGCTCGGCGAGTTGCTGTTGGGGAAGAATGCCCGCAGCGCGCGCCGCTTGTAGGATGCGCCCGCTTCGCTGTATCCGCTGGCTTGCGGTGCAGCAGTGACGCGGTATCTGACGCTCAAAAGTAATCGCCTCCGTAAATTTCAAACTAAGCGGGCTGGCTGGGGAAAGGAGTAAAAAGCAGCCAGCCCGCGGCAAAAGCCCAGATGGGCTGTTACCCTAAAAAATTACCAATCGCGCGGAATAACGG